TCTCAATTAAATAATAATTTTCAGATTGGAATCAGTTCTTTCTACTCCAATCTTTCTTCACCAATAGTTGGGTCCAATGCATCTCCTGGAGCAGCAACTACGGAGATATATGTATCTCAAATTCCTAGTTCCGTTTCTGCCGGAAGCAGTGTTGGAATTGGATCCGAAACTTTACAAATATTAAATATATTTCCTAATCTGAATATTCTCAGAGTTAAGAGAGGTTTAGTCGGAACTTCTCATACTACCACTACAAAAGTTGAATATATTCCAGATTCTTTTACAATATCAAAGAATGCGAGTTATTTTGAGTCTTCAGTAAATGATAAAGCATACTTCAACCCTAAAGAATCAGTAGGTGTTGGTACGATTGTTGGAATATCAAGTGCAATGACTTTTGAATTTGGTGATTCTTCTGTGACAAGAGATATTTTAACACAAAGAATTTATATTGAAAATCATCCATTTATAACCAATCAACCTGTCAATTTGATTGTTCCGGCCGGTGGCGCAATTTCAATTTCTAACACATCTTTAAGCACTCCATATAACTTACCAATATCAGGAGTTACTACCACAGTATATGTTGTAAAAAAGACAATAAATTCTATTGGTATTAAAACAGGAATTGGAAATGAGTTTAAGGAAGTATTTTTCCGTAATAACGGAACTGATAGTGATGAATATTTATTTGAGAGTATTAACCCGCAAAAGAAATCAAAAGTTCAAAGAATTAATTCAGTTGTTTCAATTTCGACTGTTGGTCTGAATACAGTAGATCCTGGACAAACTTATCATAAATTGTCCTCCGGAGATGAAATTACTTTAAATGTTCAACCTAAAATTTTTGGAGGAATAGGAACCGATACATCAGTAATTGTAAAGAGAGACACTCTTACTGATAGTCTCATTGTAAATCCAATTACCATTGATCCTTCCAATATTGATTCTGTAACTAATCAGATTACAATCAATTCTCATAAATTAGAAACAGGTCAAAAAGTAAGTTATGCTGCATCTTTACCTGCTTCCGGACTATCTACCGGGTCTTACTATGTCTATAGAATAAATGACAATATTATTCAACTTTCTGAGACATACATTAACTCTACATCAAATCCCCCCAATATAGTGAGTATTGCAAATACTGGTGGCGGAACACAAACAATTTCTCCAATAAATCCAAAAATTGAAATAGTCAAAAACAATAGTTTAGTTTTTGATCTGTCAGATTCCTCTTTAGATGGATATCTATTAAAAATTTATTGCGACAATCAATTTAATAATGAATTTGTTTCTACTGGTTCAACTAGTGGAATAACTATTGCGGGCGTAGGAACTGTCGGTGTTAGTACTAATGCCAAGTTGACTCTCAATTATAACACTGACAATTCTACCAATATTTTACCAGAAAAATTATATTATAGCTTAGAAAAATCTGGATATATTAGCACTGCAGATGCCGAGGTTAATAATTATTCGAAAATAGAATATATTAAAAGTTCTTACAATTCTACATATTCTATTTCGGGAATTGGAGAAACGACATTCAATGTTGCACTTAATAAAATTCCAGAAAAACTATCTTATGAATCATCTGAATGCTCCATTTTAGAATATTCTACAACTTCATTAAATGCAGATGGACCAATTGAAAAAATTAATATTGTTTCCGGAGGGGCTGGATATAAAAAATTACCAAATTATGTCGGTTCTTCAAACACGACAGCAAAAGATGCCAATTTGATTGCAAGTTCCAAATCTATTGGTAATACAAAAAATGTGAGAATAATCAATGAAGGATTTGAATATTCTTCTGATAGAACTTTACAACCAAGAGCAAATATACCAGCAATAGTTACAATTAAAAATTCAAATACTATTGGAATAGTTACAGTTATTAGTGGAGGAAAAAATTATACAGAACCTCCAAGAGTGGTGATAGTAGACACTGGAACTGGACAACCAATTGATAGAGGAATTTTAGCAGCAAGTATTGTTGGAAACTCTATTAATTCAATAAATGTTCTTCAGTTACCCAAAGGTCTTCCTGATAAATCAACAGAATTATTTACTTTGGAGAATACAAATGGAATTAGTATTCAAAGAGTCATCCAAGAGACAGATACTAAGTTTGTTTGCAGAATAACAACACCGGCTCTCGGATTTAGTACTAGTGCATTTAGTGTTGGAGAAAAAGTTTTTATTGAGGGAATTCAAAAAGTTGGTACTGCAGGTTCTGGATTTAACTCTGAAGATTATGGATTTAACTTCTTCACTATCAGTGAATATAAAAACTCTAAATTTGTTGGAGGCATCACTCAAGATGAGGTTACAATTGATCTGAGTGAATTTACGACTAACATAGGAATTGCCAAAACAATTCAAGATTCTCTTGGAAATATAATTAAAAAATCTGATTATCCAACTTTTGACATTGTTCAAGAAATTTCTGAATTTACTTTAGGAGAAAAATTATCTATTAATGGGCAAAATTCCAACTTAATAGTTTCTGGACTTAATTCGGGATCTATAAAAATTTCTGGAGATGATAATGAAGATATAGTTATTGGTGATATTCTTACAGGACAAGTAAGTTCAAATATTGCTACTATAGATCACATTGTTAAAAATAATGGTAGATTTGAAGTTAGTTTCTCTAATAAAAAAAGAATAGGATGGGACAATAACATTGGCAAACTAAGTTCAGATGATCAAGTAATTCCTGATAACGATTATTATCAAAATCTTTCCTATACAGTTAAAAGTCCTATTGAGTGGAGAGAATTTAGAACTCCTGTTAATAGTCTTGTTCATACTAGTGGTCTTAAGAATTTTGGTGATCTTGGAATATCTTCAACAGCAAATGCTGGTATTGGTAGCACAACTGCATTTACTGTAGTACGTGATCTTTTAGAAGAACTTAGAGTAGATACCATTTATAATTTTGACAATGTTCTTGACATTGATGTTGTTGGATCTCAATCCAAATTCTTAAAATTACAAAATAAAAAATTAACTGATTTTACTTTATCAAAAAGTAATGTAGTTTTAAAAATTGATGATATCAGTAATACATTTTCCAATTCAAATAATATTGAAGATACTGACGTTAAAGATCTTTTTACGTTTACTAATTCAGATTCCTTTGATGATGTTTTGGTTAGAGTAACTAATTCTAATAATAGCCAAATTCAATTAGCAGATTTTACTATTATTAGTGATAATAGTGGAGGCAATTTCTTATTAGAAAAAGGAAATATTGCCAATATTGGGTCAGCTTTAACTTCTGTAGTGGGTGAGGATTATGGAAGTTTTTCTGTGACGGATACAAATACATTAAGATTTGCACCCAAAGATCCAGATAATATTGATTATGATTTTAAATTTATTAAAAACACTTTTGGATCTGCAACTTCTGGTGTTGGAACTACATCCATCGGATTTATAAATCTAACTGGTTTTAGTGGTGTTGTAACTTCTGGTGGTTCTGGAATAACCAGTTCTATTATTGAAGTTGCTACTGATAAATTTACTTCATTACATGTTAATACTCAAATTATTCAGTCTAATACAAATGAACTGAATTTTGTGGAATTGTATCTTACCCATAATGGTACAGATACTTTCTTATCTGAGTATTATTTTGATACTAATGAGAATGCTTCATCTTTCAATTTTATCGGTTCTTTTGGTGCTGATATTAGTTCTGGAGTTTTAAATCTAAGTTATACTAATGATACTGCAAATGATGTTCAACTGAGATCTAAGATTGTTGGATTTGGAACCACCTCAGTAGGAGTTGGAACACATAGATTTATCTTACCATCTCAACCAGAAGGATCTGAAAGAAGTGCAATAATTAAATCCGCATATGAAACTACAGTTTCTGCTGCTGCAACAACAGTCATAAGTTTTGATAGAAACTTATTCAACTCAGTTAAATCTTTAGTTGAAGTAAGTATGGGATCTACAAAAGCAGTTCATAATGTATTGGCTTTACAAGATAATACTTTTGATAATTATGTTCAACAATCATCTTTCCTTTCTGCTGGAGGAATAGGAGTAACTGATGCACAGAGTGGAATGGGAACATTTGGTGTGGAATATTCTGGAGAAAACTTTATACTCAAATTCTATCCAGATGCTGTAATGACATCATCTTTACAAGTTTCGTCTCTCAACGAAATATTATATACAGAATTAGATTTAAATAATAATGCACCCATTCATCAATATGGAGATATAACACAATCTTTGAATGCCGAATTCTATAATGCGATAAGGGGAAATAGAATCAATAAAACTGATTTTATAGCACAATCTAATGGAATTCCAATTTTTGGAAAAACTTTTAACCCAACTGAACCTTTAGAATTAAATCTCAGTACTGGCGTATTTACAATTGATAATCACTTCTTCAGAACTGGCGAAGCTCTTTCATATACTCCCCGATCAACTTTTGTTGGAGTTGGGTCAACTGCAATGACGTATGGTACTGGAACGCCTTTACCATCAGTTGTATATGCAATTAGAGAAAATGATGATGAATTTAAACTTGCCACAACTAGAGCAAATGCGGAAGCAGGTGTAAATGTATCTTTCGGATCATCTGGTGAAGGAAATGCTCACGAATTGTCAATGTTATTGGGTAATGAAAAAACATTAATAACCATAGACAATATAGCACAATACCCACTGAAGTTTACTCCAATTGCACATACACTATCAGGAAACCCTGGAGGTCAGATTGGAACCACATCCACATTTTTGAGTTTAAGTGGAATTTCTTCAATAACCCCGACAGATTTAATAAAAATTAATGATGAATATATGAAGATTATAAGTGTTGGTGTTGGAACTACAGCAATTGGACCAATAACGGGAATAGGTCAGTCATCTTTGGTTGAAGTTGAGAGAGGAATAGTTGGTTCCACAGCAACATCTCACTCTGCTGGGAGTGAAGTTAGAGTATATAAAGGTTCATATAATATTTCTGGTAGAAATATTCACTTTGTCGATCCTCCAAAAGGAAATACTTCAATTAAAAAAGATAAAAATAATCTAGAACCAGCAAAATCAGATTTTACTGGCAGAGTTTATCTTAGAAATAATTATGATACAAATCAAATATATGATGATATTTCTAATCAATTTACAGGAATAGGGGCAACATTTACATTGACTGTTGGTGGAGCAAACACTACTGGAATTGGAAGTACTGGTGGTAATGGCATTCTGTTTATAAATGGCATTTTCCAGACTCCTTCAACAGCCAATAATCCGGATAATAATTTTTCGTTAAATGATGAAAGTACTGTAGGTGTAACAAGTGTTACCTTCAGTGGAATAACTTCTACGGATGGAACTAAGTATTTGTCAAATATTGATTATAATGCAAATCAATTGCCGAGAGGAGGAGTAATTGTTTCCCTAGGATCCTCTGGTGGACTTGGATACGCACCCCTAGTTGGTGCTGCTGTGAGTGCCGTAGTTGGTGCCGGTGGTTCTATAGCAGGATTTACTACAGCTCTAACTGGTGGTTCTTTTGGATCTGGATATAATGGAATAGTATCAATAGGCGTGAGTGTTCATGAAAGCGGACATACCGGTGCTGCAGCAGTAGTATCAGCAACTGCTTTAGTTGGAGCCGGTGGAAGTCTATCTCTTATCGTAGTTGGAAATGGAGGATCGGGATATTCAAATCCAGAAATTATTGTTTCAGAACCGACTTATGAAGGTCTTGAGATAGAAGGAATTTCTAGATTAGGATTTGGTAATACTACACTAACTGGTGTTAATTTATTGATTGATATTGAGGTAGGTGCTGCAACAACAAGTGGAATAGGTTCTGATACATTTGAAGTTTCAAACTTTAAAATTGCAAGAAATGGATATGCATTCAGAAAAGGAGATATTATTAGACCAGTCGGTTTAGTTACACATAGTACTCTTTCATCAGCAACTTCCGAATTTTTATTGACAGTTGATGATGTATACAACGATTCAATTGGAGCATGGCAATTTGGCGAATTTGATTACATAGATTCAATTAAAAATTTCCAAGATTCTAGTAGAACTAGATTCCCACTTTTCTATAATAACGAACTTATAAGTTTTGAAGCACAGGAAGGAACACGAGTAAATCTTGCTAATGCATTATTAATTGTAATTAACGGAATTATTCAAGATCCTGAAGTTGCATATTTCTTTGATGGCGGAACGTCATTCAGTTTTATTGAAGCACCTAAACCAGAAGATAATATTGATATTTTCTTCTATAGAGGAACTAGAAGTGATGACGATCAATTAGTCACAAGTATCAATCAAACCATCAAACGAGGTGATTTGGTGCAGGTTTATAAAAATAATGCAATTGATGGGACAATATCACAAAATAAAAGAACTGTATTTGACTTATCATTCTCTGATAAATTTGAAACAAACTTATATTCTGGCAAAGGAATTGATGGGACAAATTACAAACCATTTGCATGGACAAAACAAAAAGTAGACAAAATTATTAATGGTGAAATTGTTTACAAGTCCAGAGATTCTATAGAAACACAAGTATTTCCGACTGCTAAAATTATCAATACGGTAGAAAGCAGCGATACTGAAGTATTTGTAGAAAATTTAGAGTTGTTTGATTATGATTCTGCTAGTGATTTTAGTGGTTTGATTGTTAGTGGTTCTACAGATCCAGTAGCACCTTCTATAACGGCCAATGTTTCGATTGCAGGAACTATCACTGGATATACAATTTTATCTGGTGGTAGTGGATATACCTCAATTCCGACTATTTCAGTTATTGCTCCACCAGAAGTTGGAGTTGGAATCGGAACAACTGCGACTGCGACTGCTACTATTTCTGCCGGTGCAATTTCATCAATTTTAGTTAATAATCCAGGACTTGGATATACGATTGCTCCACAGGTTATCGTATCTCTTCCAAGTCCGACTTATGAGAATATATCTAGCATTGATGTAATTCAAGGTTTTAGTGGTATTGTTACTGGAATTACTACCGTAAATGCTCAGGGAATAGGAACATTAGCAATTCAATTTAACTTACATAGATTGGATGGCATATCAAATTATAATGATCTTTCTGTTGGGTATCCAATTTACATCTATGATACTTCAGTTGGAAATGGTGTAACTTCAGTTGCCAATAATGATTTATCTGTTGTAGGTGTTGGTGCAACTTTCGTAGATAATATATATTTCGTTCAAGAAATATCTAACGTTGGTCTTGCTGGTTCAATTATTTGTTATGTCGATTCTGGAACTCCAGTTGTTGGTATTGCAACAACATCAAATTCGAGCAATCCTGTTGGGAGATTCTCATGGGGAAGATTTGCTGGAATAAGTAGATCCAGTTCCCCGGTTTCTATAGCAGTAACTGGAAATATTGTTGATGTTGGATTGACAACTTTCCCGACAATTCAGCGAAGAGGTACTGGACTAAGAGATGGAGGAGCACTTCCAAAAAATATATAATGACAATTCCCTTATAAATATCTAAAAAACTATTAATATGGCTGCGGTAGTAACAGATCAATTTAGAATATCAAATGCAAATAATTTTGTAGACTCTGTAGCAAATACGAGCAATTCTTATTATGTATTTTTAGGATTACCAAATCCAGCCAATCCAGTATCTGGTTTTGGTAGAACTACTTCAGATGCTGAATGGAATAGTGATACTCCAACGCCAACAGATAATTTGCAGTTTACTTCACAATATAGAGATACTGCTTTATTTGGAAAAAAAGTGACAACATCTAATGTTAGAAGACTTATACGAAAGGTTAATTGGGCTTCTAATACTAGATATGACATGTACAGGCATGATTATAGTATTTCAAATCCTGCCCCCAATTCCAATCTAAGCAGATTATATGATACAAATTATTATGTGATTAATAGTGATTTTAAAGTTTATATTTGTATCGATAATGGTTCTTCAGGTTCTAATCTGAAAGGAAATGTATCAAAGGATGAACCAACATTTACTGACTTAGAACCATCAGCAGCTGGAACTAGTGGTGATGGATATATTTGGAAATATCTTTTTTCAGTAGCTCCTAGCGATATTATAAAATTTGATTCTACCGAATATGTTGTAGTTCCCAATGACTGGGCAACAACAACAGATACCCAAATTCAAAGTATTAGAGAAGCAGGTGATTCTGATATAAATTTGAATCAGATTAAGAAAATATATATTGCTAATGGTGGATCTAATTACACCTCTGGAATTGTGGCAATTAATGGTGATGGAAGTGGTGCCAAAGTATTAATTGATGTAAATTCTTCCGGAACAATAACTTCTGCAACTGTAACTGCTGGTGGTAGTGGATATACTTATGGAATAGTCGATTTAGGATCTCTTCAACCTTCTGGAACATTGGCAGATCCTGCAAATTTAATACCAATTATTCCACCATCAAGAGGTCATGGTTATGATATCTATACAGAATTAGGTACAGATAAAATACTAATCTATGCTAGATTTGATGATTCGAATAGGGATTTTCCAATTGATACCAAATTTACTCAAATTGGAGTATTAAAAAATCCGCAACAATATTCATCTACTGCAATATATACTGCTAATCAATATTCATCATTATTTTCAGTAAGATTAAATTCAGTTACATCAACTCCAGTTGTAGGTGCAGCAATGTCACAATCGGTAAGTGGAGGTGCTGCTAAAGGATATGTTGCATCATATGACGATGAAACTAAAGTATTAAAATATTTTCAAGATAGATCATTATACTTTGGAAATACAAAAGATCATACTGACATTGATAATGTAAGTAGTAATAGTAAATTATTATCTTTCGAATCTTCAGGTAATAATATTTCCCCATTTACAGGATCAATTGATACTGGATTTTCTGGAATTAAAACAACCGTAAATTCTAAGGAAATTGATTTGGGAGTCAATTTTACAAATGGACTTGCAAATCCCGAGATAAATAAGAAGACAGGGGAAATCATTTACATTGATAATAGACCTCTAATTCAAAGAGATTCTCGCCAAAAAGAAGACGTTAAAATTATTCTGGAATTCTAAAGAAAAATGTCACAAAAAACAAACTTAAATATCAATCCATATTATGATGACTATGATTCTGAAAAGAATTTTTATAAGGTCTTATTTAAACCAGGATTTCCAGTTCAAGCAAGAGAATTAACAACGTTACAGTCTGTTCTGCAAGGACAGATAGAATCTTTTGGCAGTCATATATTTAAAGAAGGTTCAGTTGTTGTACCGGGAAATATTTCTTATGATGGTCAATTTTATGCTGTAAAACTTAATGCTACTAGTGCTGGAATTGATGTCGCACTGTATATTGAAAATTTTATAGGTAAAAAAATAATTGGTCAAGAATCTGGCACTACTGCCAAAATTCAACAAATTGAATTTGCTGATAATAATAATTTTGAATTTTTAACAATTTACGTAAAATATCTAGACTCTAACAACGATTTTGAGTTTACTCCGTTTCAAGATGGAGAATCCTTATCTTGTGTGGATAATGTAACTTATGGAAACACTACTATTCCTGCAGAAACAGAATTTGCATCTTTAATCGCATCAGATGCAACTGCTATTGGTTCTGCAGCTTCTATTGGTAAGGGAGTTTATTTTATTAGAGGATATTTTGTAAGTGTTTCGCAGCAAACTTTACTTTTAGATAATTATACGAATACACCATCATATAGAGTTGGTTTAAAAATTGATGAGTTAATTTTGGAGTCTAAAGATGATGAGTCTTTATTTGATAATGCAAAAGGATTTACAAATTTTGCGGCACCAGGTGCAGATAGATTTAAAATAAATTTAACTCTTACCAAAAAATTAATATCAGATGTTAATGATACAGATTTTGTTGAACTTTTAAGATTAAAAGATGGTAAGATTCAAAAAATTACTACAAAAACACAATATAATCAAATTCGTGATTATATGGCCGAAAGAACATATGATGAATCTGGTGATTATGCAGTAGTACCATTTGATCCGTCAGTTCATAATTCATTGAATAATAGACTAGGGAATAACGGTCTTTTCTTCTCCAATGAATTAACAGAACAAAAAAATACACCATCCGAAGATTTGATGTGTTTCAAAATATCTCCAGGAAAAGCATATGTAAGGGGGTATGATGTAGAAAAAGTTGGAACTACAATAATTGATGTAGATAAACCTAGAGATACACAAAAAGAATCTAATGTAACCGTCCCATTTGAGATGGGAAATTTACTTAGAGTTAATAACGTTACTGGTGTTCCTCAAAACAAAGCAACAATTCAATTATTAAATAGAAAAATAGGTGATGCAGAATCAGTAATAGGTGACGCTAGAGTATATACCTTTAATCTTACAGACGCTGCATATTCTGGAGTAGAAACAAAGTATGATTTGAGATTATATGATATTCAAACATATACTAAATTATCCCTCAATCAGAGCGTAGATGCCACTGATATGCCAGAGGGATCTTTCATTAAAGGTAAGAGTAGTGATGCTAGTGGATTTCTTGTTGGTGCTGCTACAGGCAGTTCTGTGGGTCTTTTATTGAGACAAACTTCTGGTTCTTTTGCTAAAGGAGAACAAATAACTATCAATGGAGTTGATTCCTCAAGAACAATTTTCGATTTTATTGAATATGGAACTCAAAATATTAAATCAGTAAAACAGGCAGCGGGTAGTGGTTTTCCTGCATTTACGGCAGATTCAGTTCTTGAAAAATTTGATATGCCTAATGGAATATCACAAATATCAATTCCATTAGTAGGCAATTTGGGAAATACTGGTGTTACGACAGTCACAGTAACAGGAAACGTATTCAGTGGAATAAAAACTGATACTCTTATTTCATATCAACAACCAGGAATTAGCACCGAAACTATCAGTAGAGTTTCTTCTATCTCTGCAGATAAACTTTCTATAGAACTAAGTCCAATTAATGTTAATGCTGGTGCTGGAATTACTGGTGTTTATTATGGTAAGTTGCCTTCTGGAACTGGAAGTATTTTAGTTACACCATTCGCTCGTGGACCAATTATTGATAGTGAAAATGCACATTTATTTTCACGATTACCAGATATTAATATTTCTTCCGTAGATTTACTTAATTCAACATTTACAGTTGTTGATCAAATAACTGGAGAATCTACCGATTCCTCTGGTACATTGACATTTGATCTTTCAAGTATTTCTGGAATAACCAGTGCTTCTTTTGCAACTTTTGATCAGGAGAGATATGGCGTTCACTATTCTACCGGAATAGCAGGAACAATTACAAGTGATACTTTTGATCTAACAAATAATGTTGTAACAATTAAAGGATTGAGAGCAAGTCAATCAAATGTTATTGTAAATACAACTCTTACTAAATTTGGAGTTCAAAGTAAGATTAAACAATATAATAGAAGTCAGACATTAAATATAACAAGATCAAAATATTCTGATTCTGGAGTTGGTATTAATACTTCCAACAATGATGGACTCAATTTTAACACTCAATATGGATTAAGAGTTCAGGATGAAGAAATTTCTCTAAACTATCCAGATGTTGCAAAAGTTATAGTAATTTATGAATCTTTGGGAACAGGAAATCCTACTTTAGATAAATTTCAATTTACTTCAACCGCAAATGTCCAAACGAATGCAATAATCGGAGAGAATGTAGTAGGAAATTCTAGTAATGCGGTTGCCAGAGTTGTTTCATCTCCATCTGCAAATAATTTAGAGTTAGTGTATTTGTCTGACGATGTATTTAATGTTGGCGAAACAGTAACTTTCCAAGAATCAAATATAATCACAGAAATAGAAACTATTACATTAGGAAGTTATAAAGATGTAACTCAATTATTTAAATTAAATAAGGGGCAGAAGGATGAATATTATGATTATTCTAGAATTGTTAGAAATAAAAATGTTCCAGAACCAACTCGTAGATTATTAGTCATCTTCGATTATTATTCTGTACCATCTGACGATAATGGAGATGTATTTACTGTATTGAGTTATGATGAAGAAAGATTTGCACAAGATATACCAACCATAGGTCGTTTTAGAACAAGAGCAACAGATACTTTAGATTTCCGTCCAAGAGTATCCGTATTTGATCCAACTACTGCAACAATTTCTCCGTTTGATTTCAGTTCTAGAAGTTTTGATTCCGTTCCAAAACTTTTAATGGCACCTGGAGAAGGGTCTATTATAGGGTATGAGTATTATCTTCCTAGGATTGATAAATTATATATTGATAAATATGGAACTTTTATTGTTGAAAAAGGAATATCATCAAAGTATCCTAAAGCACCCACTAAAAATGATGCATTGTTAGAAATTGCTAGCATCAATCTTCCACCTTACTTATATGTTCCACAAAATGCTTCTATAACTCTGATTGATAATAGAAGATTTACCATGAGAGACATTGGTAATATTGAAGATAGGGTTGAAAATTTGGAAAGAATGACTTCATTATCGTTATTAGAGTTAAATACACAGACATTACAAATTAGAGATGCTGACGGAAAAAATAGATTTAAAAGTGGATTCTTTGTTGACGATTTTAAAAATTATTCTTTAATTGATAGACCATTATCTTCCATACAAATTAATCCAACAGCAGAGGAATTAATACCAATTATTAGTAGAAATTCTCTTAAATCACAAATTGTACAAATTGATGATGTTATCCCCCAAAGTTTAGATTTTACTAGTAATTTTGATTTATTAGATCCAAATGTTCAAAAGACTGGAGATTCGGTAACTTTAAAGTATGATGAAATAGATTGGATTGAGCAACCAATAGCAACTACAGTAGAAAATGTTAATCCATTTCATGTTGTTGTATATACTGGAGATATTGAATTGAATCCAGCAGTTGATACTTGGGTTAGAACTATTCAACTTCCAGATAGAAGTATTAGAACCTCCACTAATAGATCTAGAACTCTTACACAAAATCTTACCAGTAATGTAAATTTAAATCTAGGTACAGCATCCATTGATGGTCAAACCACTACTATCAGCAATCTAGACCGTATAGGAACCCTAAATCGTAGATTAGTTCACAGAACTGGAGTAAGAACTAATATAAGAAACCAAAATCTCAGTGCCAGTAGTTCAAGTTTTGATTCTAGCACAACTGTTGATACTATTAGTTTTGATGATATTAGTATTAGAAATGAACATATTTCATCTTCGGATGAAGCATTCATGAGATCTAGAAATACTGAATTTTTAGTATCTAACCTAAAACCATCCACAAGATTCTATCAATTCCTTGACGGAAACAGTGCCGTTGATTTTATTCCAAAATTAATTGAAATTGCAAATAATCCATCTCTAGCAACTTATGGAACTTCTAATGGTTCTTTCGTAATAGGAGAGACAGTAGTTGGATCTGCCCTAGGTATAGGCGGAAATGGTCCATCTATTTCATTCAGAGTTGCTACACCAAATCATAAATATGGACAATTTAATAATCCATCATCAATATTTAATGTAAATCCATATATAACCTCAGAGTCTATACCCTCAACATATAGTCAATCCTCCAAAATTCTAAATGTTGATACTTCTTCTTTATCTGAAGAGGCACAGGGATTATATTCTGGTTATATTATACAAGGAATGAAATTAGTTGGTCAAACTAGTGGCGCAATTGCATATGTAAAAGATATTAGATTGATTTCAGATAACTATGGAGATTTAATAGGATCCTTCTTTATAAGAGATCCAAATGCAATTCCAGTCCCTTCAGTTAGACTCCAGACTGGAACAAAGACATTTAAAGTTACTTCTAGTTCCTCAAATGATTTGGGTCTTCCAGGAAGCAATTCAGTTTCTTTTGCAGAAACAAATTATAGTTCTACAGGTTCTTTGGAGCAGTGGCAAAATGAAGTTACTACTCGCACTGATAACCTTACAACTACATCTGTAATAAATCTTAGAACTCAAGCATCCGCATCTCTAGCAATTTCGCAATCAGACCTCACAATTACTGAAACATATTCTGATCCATTAGCTCAAACATTTATTGTTGGAGGAAATGTAGAGGCACCATCAGATATTGATACTAGTGATGATATAAATGGAGCATTCTTAACTGCTGTTGATATTTTCTTTGCTAGAATAGACGAAGGAAACTCTCCGGTTAAAATTCAAATCAGAACTACAGAATTAGGATTCCCAACTAGAACTGTTTTGGGAAAAACAGTCACTTTAAGACCTACAACTGTCGATGCTAGTGGCAATATTGTAAAAAATATTCAAACATCAGATACTGGAGATATTGCCACAAAAGTAATATTCCCAGAACCCATTTTTCTACCGCCCGGAAGAGAATACGCTGTTGTTCTCTTGGCACCAACTAGTGATGAATATGAAGTATGGACGGCCACTATGGGAGAAACTTCTGTAGCATCTGTTAATCTTCCACCAAATTCAAATGCACAAAGTGCTGTTTATTCAAGACAATTTGCGCTTGGAAGTTTATTCAAATCTCAAAATGGATCTATTTGGACTCCTAATCAGTATCAAGATCTCAAATTTAAACTTTATAAAGCACAATTTACTTCTCAAACAGGAACAGCATTCTTCTACAATCCAGTATTGGATAAGAGTAATGATTATGTTTCTAAATTATCTATCGATCCGGTAAGAACTTTACCAAAAACTGGAACAATTGGTATTACTACCATCAGCGGATCTTCTGCCAATATTGGAATACTAACCACAGGAAGAAAACTTGCAGGTGCCAACAATACTAATGGATCTGCAATTATTGTCGGTAGAGGAAGTTCTATAACAACATTAAATATAACTGAAGGTGGTTCCGGTTATGTGGTAGATTCTAGTGTAAATACTTTTAATGTAGTCGGCGGTGGTTCTGGATTAAAATTAAATATTAGTGGTATTAATGCTGATACAGGTGCAATTACTGGTATTGCTGCAGCATCCGCAAAAGAAGATCGTGGTAATGGATATAAAATAGGTGATGTTGTTGGTATTGTTACCTCAACTGTTTCTAGTGCAACTGGAAAAGATGCGAGAATTACAATTACTGGAATTTCAACAGATGTTGATACACTTTATGTTTCTAATGTTCAAGGAGAATTTGGTTCTAGTGGTACTG